AAGTTGCGTGATCCTGCCGGGCGTGGGCGAGGCGTTGGGTCGGCGTGCGCAGGACGAGGGGGACGGCGTGGTTCATGGCGCCACCCGTCAGTGCGCGGCCATGTGCCGGGCGAGCTTGGCGGCGCCCCATGCGGCCGTCAGCGCCACCGACATCGCCTCTGCCCAGGTGCAGCCGAACCGCTCCTGATGGAGCCGGGCGGCCTTGGCGGCCGCGCGCATGATGGCGCTGCGATCGAACTTGCCGGCGGCGAACAGCGGGCGGCGATCGAGGCGGGCCGTCAGGTTGACGGAGGCCTTGGCGGCCAGGAGCCCGGCCGGGACCTTGGCGCGGTCGTCGCGCACGTCGCGGAGGGCGGCGTTCCAAGAGAGGCGTCGGTTTGACATGGCGAAACACTCGGTTTCCGTTGGCGATAAACGGATACCGTTGAAGTCAAACGCTGTCAACGCTTATCGTTTGTGATAAACGAACATCGTGGTTAGGAGCCGTGATGTCGTTGTCAGCCGCCCAGTCCCGCGCCGCCCGCGGACTACTCGATTGGTCACAGACCGAGCTCGCGTCCCGCTCGAACCTTAGCGAGAGCACGATCCGCGATTTCGAGAAGGGTCGACGTGTGCCATCACCGAACAACCTTGCTGCGGTCGTTCGCGCCTTCGAGACGGCAGGGTTGGAGTTCATCCCCGAGAACGGGGGAGGCGCCGGGATCCGGTTCCGAGACCGGAAGGCGTAAGCGAGGCTGACTCGCATCCGGCCCTGGACTGCGGGACCAGTCCAGGGCGCATCGCGATCAGACGAGCGTTGGGACACCACCGTCGATCGCGTCGGGCGAACCGGGACTGTCCGCCTTGAGATCAAATTACATATCGAGTTGCGGGCTTGTCAACGTCGTTTTATAAGAAACGGCGAGATATAACGATCTTTGACGCATCCGCTCTAATGCATTTATTCCGTAGAACTCATTTTATCTCCATAGATCAGACTGTATCATCTCGTTACACCTCAAAATATATAGCGCAAATACCCCAAATCTGCTTGCGATTAGTGCCGCGCGTGGAGCATGCTGTTCAAATCCCATTCGGCCCGGGACGGCCAATCGCGGAGGGCAGCACATGCCGAAGAACGCTAAAGTCAAGGCGCACATCAAGGATCGAGACTTTTGCTCGGTCACGGATGCCGTCGATTACTCAACTCTGAGCACATACACGATCCACGGCCTGATCCAGTCGAAGAAGATCGACGCGAAAAAGATCGGGCGCCGGTATCTGATCGTCGTTCCGAGCCTGCTGCGCTTCCTCAACGAGGGCGACGGAGGTTCGGAGGCGCCGCCTGCCAGCATCCCCGCGGCGGCGTAGGCCGATCACGCCAACCTCGAGGCGGACGGCCGCCCGAGATCATCCTAGACCCCCGGCGACGGCGCTGGCCCCAAGAGGCCAAACCCACCATGACAAGCAAAGAGGCCCGACCCCTCGCAGGATCGGACCCCTTGATTTCGCGCTTTGGTCGGCAGCGAAGCATCAAGGTACGTCTCACCCGCGAGCATTTCAACGGAATACTGTCGTTTGAGCAGGGGGAATGCGCATGACCGTGCATTCTCTGACACTGCGCGGGCTCGCGCGGGCGCTTGGCGGCGAGGTAGCCGGCGATCAGGTGTTAGCGCCTGGCCCTGGCCATAGCCCGGCCGACCGCAGCATGGCGGTGCGGCCGTCCGCGAGCCATCCTGATGGGTTCGTCGTCCACTCCTACTGCGGCGACGACTGGCGCGCCTGCCGCGACCATGTTGCGGGGGTTCTTGGGCTCGCTGACGACCGCCACCGCACGCCCCGACTCGTCGACCCGGTCGAGGCCCGCCGCCGCCAGGAAGCCCGCGAGCGTGCGGAGGCGGATGCCCGGGCCAAGCTGAAATACCGGCAGGAGCTCGCCCTTACGATTTGGGGCGAGGCGCGGGACCCGCGCGGCACGGTCGTCGAGGTACATCTCGGTGGCCGATGCCTGGATCTGTCCGACGAGATCGCAGGGACCGTCCTGCGGTTTCACCCGCGCTGCCCGTGGGGACGCGAGACGGTGCCGGCCATGGTCGCCCTCGTTCGGGACGTGGTGACGGATCAGCCCATCGGGATCCACCGCACAGCGCTCGATGCCCTCGGCCGCAAGGTCGAGGTGAACGGGTATGAACGGCTCACCCTTGGTCCGACCAAAGGCGGCGCGGTGAAGATGACTTCGGATGCCGATGTCACGACCTGCCTCGGGATCGGTGAGGGGATCGAGACCACCTTGTCGCTGCGGCACACCCGCGAGTTCGGTAGCTCGCCCGTGTGGTCGCTCATCTCGGCGCCCAACGTTGAGGCGTTCCCCGTCCTGTCCGGCGTCGAATGCCTCTGGATCTCGGTCGATCACGACCCGGCCGGCGAGCGCGCCGCCCGTGTCTGTTCTGCCCGCTGGCAGGCCGCCGGCGCCGAGACCTTCCTCGTCAAGACGACCACCCCCGGCACCGACCTCAACGACCTCATCAAAGGGGCGCAACATGGCTGACCTGTCGGGCTACACGATCGAGCGCGGGGCGCCGATTGAGCCGACCGCGGAAGATGACATGGGGCGTTTCGAGGCCTCATCCGCCGCCGGAGCTGCTGTCCCTGGGCGCATCAAGGCAACGCCTTTCGTCTGGCGCGATCCCAAGACGATCCCGCGGCGACAGTGGCTCTACGATCGCCATTTCATCCGGAAATACGCCACCGCAACTGTAGCGCCTGGCGGCCTCGGCAAGACAAGTCTCGTTCTCGTCGAGGCGCTTGCGATGGTGACGGGACGGCCTTTGCTCGGCGTGCGCGTGGCCGAGCCGTTGCGCGTCTGGGTTTGGAACGGCGAGGATCCCCGCGAAGAGATCGAGCGTCGCCTCGCCGCGATCTGCCTGCACTACGGCATCACGGCCGAGGACATCGGAGACCGCCTGTTCATCGACTCGGGCCGCGAACAGCCGCTCGTCATCGCGCAGAAGCTCGGCGAGGGGGTGACGGTCATGGTCCCCGTGGTCGACGCCATCACCGACGAGCTGCGGGCTCGGCGCATCGACGTGCTGATGATCGACCCGTTCGTGTCGTGTCACGCGGTCCCGGAGAACGACAACGGGGCGATCGACCGCGTCGCGAAGACGTGGGCCGGCATCGCCGAGGCCTGCAACTGCTGCGTCGAGCTCGTCCACCACGTTCGGAAGGCCGGCGCCGGACAGACCGCCTATACGGTCGAGGATGCCCGGGGCGGCTCGGCGCTGATCGGCGCGGTGCGCTCGGCACGCGTGCTCAACGGCATGTCTGTCGAGGAAGCCGGGCAGGCCAACGTGTCGTCGTGGGACCGGCTGCGGTTCTTCCGGGTCGACAACGGCAAGGCGAACATGGCCCCTCCGATGGAACGGGCGAAGTGGTTCGAGTTGGTCAGCACCGGCCTTGGAAACGACGATGCGGGCGGGCCCGAGGATCTTGTTGGCGTCGTCACGCCCTGGACGATGCCCGGGGCCTTCGACGGCATTGAGGTTGCGGACCTGCGCGCGGTTCAGGCTGCCATCGCCGGCGGCACGTGGGCTGCGAACGCCCAGGCTGGCAATTGGGCCGGACACGCCATTGGACAGGTGCTCGGCATCAACGTCGACAGCCCCGACGGCGGGAAGCGCATCAAGACGCTGTTGCGGACCTGGATCGAGAATGGCGCGCTGAAAATCGACCGCCAGCCGGACACTGGCAAGGGCCGGGATCGACCCATGATCGTCGTGGGAGTCCCGGCATGATCGGGGGCGTCAGACAGGGCCGACCCCACCTCGTTTTTCAAGGTGGGGTGAGGTGGGGAAACGGGCCTCTGGCCGACCCCACCTTGGTTTCCGAGGTGGGGTTTGGCGCCGGGCTTTCGACCCGCGGTCGGCCATCCGGCTGCGTCAACAACTCACTGATATTGTTCATCAAATATCCGCGAGTGGATCAAGCCTTGCCGTTCACCCCACCTTGTTTTTCGAAGTGGGGTCGAGGTGGGGAAGTGGGGAAGAACCGGACCTCTGCCGCCGTCCCCACTTTTAGGGCCCCCTTTAGGGGGGCCCAAGGTGGGGTAAGGCAGGCACCCGGTTCTGGGGGGTGCCTTGGTGGGGGATCGAGCAACACGAAGGTGGGGGAAAGCCGATGCTGAACGAAGCCGTAGCGACCGCGTCGCCCGACGACGATCATCCCTCCCATCTCGTGGACACCCCTACGCCCCGTCGACGCGGCCGCGGTCCGGACAAGGGCCCGCGGATCCAAGGTGGCGCCCAGCGTCACCCCCTGAAGCGGGCCGGACGCCGGTACGAAGACACCCTCATCGCCTTCACGCCTCGATCCGAGGCCGCCGGCTTTCGCTCGACGGTTGGTCAAATCAAGCTCGGACCGTATCCCGACAAAACTGGGTGGGCCGATGCATATGCCTGTCACATCGGCGGGCCCGAGCTGACTATTCACTGTCCAAACAAGGCTCAGATTGACGCCTTGGTCCTGCGCGACTTCCATTTACTTGTGGCCGAGCACGGCATGAAGCCGGTCGACGTGCACAACGCGCTCATGGACCTGATCGAGTTCCGCCGCGCCATCCACGAGTCCGCGTACGGAGCGGTAGCCCAAGGCAAAGCGCGGGACACGAACGCGGCCGACCGCCCGCTGTGATGCCCCGCCGTTGCGATACGCGGCCCGCTGACGGCGTTCGATGGGTCGGGAGCAGGAACACACCGGGAACGGTGCCGGCGGCCGTCCTGGGCCGTCTCATGCGGCCAGCCGCGTCAGAACCCGCGCAACCTGCGCCGCTGCCCAGACATCAGCGCCGCGGGCCGTCGGTATACCGCGTTCGGTCAGCGCGCGCGCGATCCCACTGGCCGACGTAACGCCCGCCGCCCGCAGATCCGCGATGATGGGTGCGAGCCGGGTCGCCTGGGCCTTAGCTCTGGCCGATATGGTGGCCCTGCCCGCCTCACGGGCGGCATCGGTGGCCACATGCCCCCGGAAGCCCCCGAGCTTCGTTCCGCGGGCCTTCGCGGCCGCCAGCGCTGCCCGGGTCCGTTCCGAGATCATGCGGCGCTCTTCCTCGGCGACCATCGCCATGATCCCGACCGTCAGGCGGTTGGCGTTCGGCATATCGGCGCACACGAAGTCGACCCCCGCCTTCTCGAGGCCGAGCAGAAAGTGCGCGTCTCGGGACAGCCGATCGAGCTTCGCGATGACGAGTCGAGCCCCATAGAGCCGACACGCCTCGACGGCCTTCATCAGCTCGGGGCGGTCATCTCGCTTCCCGCTTTCGACCTCGACGAACTCGGCGACCACCTTCCACGGACCACCGTTCAAGAAGTCGGCCACGGTTCTGCGCTGCGCCTCGATGCCGAGGCCGGAGGCGCCCTGAGAGTCCCGGGACACGCGGAGGTAGGAGACGTGGTTCCGCTTGGCCATCACCGACTCAACGTCCTTAGCTACGGTCGTTGCTAGAACTGTTAGACGTTCGAAGTCAAGCGGTGTCGTTTGCCGCTCGGGTTCGCAGACAAAACACGACATTGGATATACTTTCTCAAAGATTGACCTAAGAATATTGACGGTTTTGATAAATGGATATTTCGCAGTCTTCGACCTAATAGGCTGCTTAAACCGTTGTATCACAACACTATTCGGTCTATCATTCCAGGAAAATTGGGGTTTCTTGGGCGCGGCCCGAGCTGATCCGGGCGCCACTGCGCTTATCTGAAAAGGCATCTCTTCGTGTTGAAGGATCTCAATCAAAATCAGCTCGCCTTCGTGCTCGCCTATGTCGAGGGCGATACGCTGGGAAATGCAACGCAGTCGGCAATCAAAGCCGGATACACCCCGGAGAACGCAGCGCGACAGGGCTACGATCTTCTCACGAAGAACGCTTCCGTCAGAAAAGCCATTGACGACTTCAATGCGGAAGCGATTGCCCGGACAAAGATCACGAAGGATCGTGTCATGGCCGAGCTCGGCCGGATCGGGTTCGCCGACATAAGGTCCGTGGTGAACTGGGGTGCGCCCGGAGACGCGGTGCGTGATGACAGCGCTGACACCGGCGCTCCCGACGCGACCGAGAACCGGAACGCCCTGCGCCTCGTCTCATCCGACGAGGTTCATCCCGGCGCTGCGGCCGCCATCGCCGAAATCTCGCAAGGTCCGCACGGGCTGAAGGTCAAGATGCACAGCAAGACGGCCGCCCTCGTCGAGCTCGGCCGCCACCTCGGCATCGCGCAGAAGGTCGCGCTGACCGGCCCGACGGGCGAAGGCCCGGTGGAGACCATCACCCGCGAGATGACGCCTCTTGAGGCGGAAGACTTCTACCGTCGAACCCTTGAGGGAGAGTGATTATGACTTACAGCATCTTGTCCGCCGAACAGATCCGGCGCCTGCGTGCGTATGGTGCCGAGGCGCACGGCAGCCTCCCGGTTGCGGATCACGCCCCGCGGCTCGCTGCCCCCGCCCCCCGGCACCGGCCGACCTATGACGCGGCCGCCCTGGCCGAGATCGCCGACGGCTTGGCGGCGGCCGGACGGGAGCTGTCCGAGATCAACGCCGCCTTCGCGCGCCAGCGGGCGCAGGCGACGGCGGACGCGGCAGCCCGGGCCGCCGGCCGCCTCACGGAGTCCGAGCGTTCGGATGTTCTTCGCCGCTCGCACGCGGTGGCGGATGCCGCTGCGGCACCGAACCGCCTGCACGCGATCAACTCCCGCGCCTCCGAGGTGTGGCGCCGCAAGAGCGCCTGACCCGCAACCCGGCCCGTCGTGACGGCGGCCCGCCCCTTCGAAGGAAAGACCTCGATGAAAGAGCTTCTGAACGTCTACGGGGCCGTGGGTCCCTTCACCCTGACGCTGTCGCGCACCGCGCGGGCAGCCGGGCCGGGCGGGTATCCGCAGGCGTCCCTGTCCCTGGACCTGTCGAACGGGGACGATGTCCGCCCCGTGGCGGGCTACGCCGAAGGGGCCATCGCCACGGCCTCGGCAGCCGGCGCGGCGATCATGGCGGCCTTCGCGGCTGCGGGGGCGGATGTGACGCTCGGGTCCGCCCGCTCGGCCCCGATGGCGGCGCAGGGCACGGCCGAGGCCGCCACGTACACCAATGCCCGCACCCTCACGCCGGGAACGCCCGTGCCGCCCGGCCGCGGCGTCATCGTCCGGGGGTCCGGCACGTTCGTCTTGAAGCTGCAGGGCGGCGGAACGGTCGATCTCGTGGACACCACCGGTGGCGGCGGTGGAACGCGCCACGATGGCTACGCCGTCGTCGATGCCGATCTGACCAAGGCCGACCCGAACGCCTCCGTTCAAGTCCTCTACTGAGGCCTGACGCGTCACCCCACAGATCCGACCCACCACAGGACCGCAGGACTGCGGACCAACCCAACGAGGGAACGACCCCATGACCAACATCAGCGCCCTTCCGACCAACGCCCGCACGGCCGAACCGCTCTGGACCCCGCTCCCTTCCGAAAAGATCGTCGTCGAGGATGAGGCGGCCCTTCGCTCTACCCTCGCGGACCGTCTGGCTGCCCTGGCCCGCGCCCGGGAAGCCGAGCTCGACGTTGCCGCGCGTGTCAGCGTCGCCGTGCGCGAGAAGGGCGAGGCCCAGGGGCGCCATGCCGCTGCCGCCGAGAAGACTGCGGCTGCGCGGCGGGAGGCAGCCTCTGCGATGCAGGCGTGGTTGGCTTCGCAGGACACCGACCGCCCCGGCTCCGAGGCTCTTTCCGCCGCCCTCGCGGTCGAGGCTACCGCGAAGGTCGATGTCGAGGTGATGGAGTCGGTTCTCGGCGCCCTGAAAGTCGAGCACGAGGCCGCGATTGCCGAGACGAAACGAGCGCTGCACGACGCGCAGATGATCCGCGATCGGGTGGTGCTCGCGCAGGCCTGCCGAATGGCAGCGGAGCTGAACGAGGCGGACGAACGCGGCTTGGAGCTGCGGCGCAGCCTGGAAGAGCTGTTCCTGGCGTTGCCGGTGAAGCTGCCCGCCCCCGCGGGCATTCGCGACGCGATGGCCCCGAAGACCATGCCGTTCAACGTCAGCAGCCACAGTCCGGGCGTGCGGCGGTGGTCCGAGCACCTGAAAGACCTGCTGGCCGACCCGCAGGCCACGGTCGCGCCCCTCGGGGACTGATTTCACCGATTGCCGGCGGCGGCCCTGATGGGGTCTCGGCCGCAGTCGGCAAGCCTGCGCCGCCTCGATCGGCGCGGAAGCGGCTAGGCGGAAAGTGCCGTCGTAACCCCGCCCGCCGGCGTCGCCTGCCAACCTCTGCGGGCGGCGCCGGCACCTTCTCCCCGCAGCATCACCACGTCTCAAGGATCCCTTTCCATGTCGGAAATCACCATCAACGGCCGCGCATTCCGGCTGCAGAAGCTCGACGCCCTGACGCAGCTCGCCATCGGCGTGAAGGTGCTGCCGATCGTGCCTGCCCTCAAGCCGGCCTTCGCGGCTGCCGCCGACATGCGCGCGCGCGTGGCCGCCGCGGAGAAGGCCGCCGCCGAGGGGCGCGAGCCGGACGAGCCGATCGCGGGCGCCGAACTCTCCGACGAGGCCGTGATGCACCTCGCAGCGGCGGTGCAGACGCTCGGCGACGATGGCCGGAATTACGTCATCGGGGCCTGTCTGCGCGCCGTGCTGATGGAGACCGACGGCGGCGGGTTCCTGCCGGCGTGGTCGGCCCGGGACGGCAAGCCGGATCCGAGCATCGATGTCGTGACCATGCTGCGGCTCGTCTACGCGGTCGTCATGGACAACATCTCGTCTTTCTCGTCCCAGATGTCGGCCAAGTAGAAGTCACTTTGCAGGGATGGCCCTCGCTTTACTGAAAAAATGAGGGCTTGATATGGCCGAGACCATCAAAGAATTCCTCGTCGGCCTGTCCTACAAGGTCGACGGCGCATCCGAGCGCAAGTTCACCGACGCCATCCGCTCGGCGACCCTGCAGGCCGACCTTCTCGCGCGCGGGATCGAGAGCGCCGCCAAGGCCATCGCCAAGGCCGTCGCCGACATCTCGGCCGGATTTGAAAGCATCTTCTACACCGCCCAGCGCGCCAACACCTCGGTCGGCAGCCTGCGGGCGATGACCTATGCCTTGTCGCAGCTCGGCACCTCGGCCGGGTCCGCACAGGCCTCGCTCTCGAACTTCGGCCGGCGCTTGGCCACGGATCCCGGCGCGGAGTCGCTGTTGAAGGCGATCGGCGTCCGGACCCGGGATGCCGCGGGGCGGCTGCGGGACACGACGAAGCTGTTCGAGGAGTTCGGCCAGGCGACGCAGCGGATGCCGACGTATGTCGCGCTGGGCTACGCGCAGCAGCTCGGCGTCGACGAAGACACGATGCGCGCGATGCGCGAGCAGCCCGAACTGCTCGCCCGGTTGCGCAAGGAACAGGCTGAATACGCCCGCTCGATCGGTCTCAACCAAGATGAGGCCGCCGAGAAAGGCAAGACGTTCATGCAGTCGCTTCGGCGACTGGAAATGGTCGTTACGCTTGTCTCGCAAAAAATCCTCTCGGATCTCGCGCCGGCTCTACAGAAATTCATTGATGAGATCATCGAATGGGTCCGGCAGAACCCGGATGCCATCCGCGAGGGACTGATCCAGATCGGCAACGCCGCGGCCGAGTTCGCCAAGGCGCTGCTGGCCATCGCGAAGGAACTGGCGCCGGTCATCACCAAGATCGGGGAGATGGCGGGGGCCATCACGGGCCACAACGGCGTGCAGGGCGTTCTAGAGGCGTTCGCGGCCTTCATGGTCGCATCGTGGGCGGTGCGGATCGTCGGCGCCATCTCGTCGGTCTCGACGGCATGGGGCGCGCTGATGCTGCGTCTTGGTATCCCGATCGTCGCCGGCGCGGTGGCGATGGGGCACAGCTTCCAGACGCCGGAACAGGCCGCGGCCGACCCTGGCCAGGCCGAGTTGCAGCGCGAGGGCATCGACCGCCGCGCGCGGGTCCGGGAATGGCTGGGCGATAAGTGGGGATCGGTGAAGCGAGCTTTTGGAGGCGGTAGCGCGGAGGCCTCCGAAGGCCGTGGCGGCGCGGGCATCCGTCGGCGCGGCGCGCGGGCCGCTGCCGGCGATCAGAGCGGTGGCGTTGCGGCCAACCCCGGGGACTACAAGGATGTGCTCGACCACATCGCCCGGTCCGAGGGGACGGCCAAGGCGCCCGGGGGCGGCTACAACACCTCCCTCGGCTATGGACGGTACCTGCCTGGTGGTCAGGAACAGACCCTCACCACCAAGACGCTGGACGAAATCCTCGAGCTCGGCCGGTACATGCGCCGCCAGCCTGGCAACCCGAACTCGTCCGCGATGGGGCGGTACCAGATCGTCGGGGACACCCTGCGCGACCAGATGCGGAAGCTCGGGCTCAAGGGCACCGACCTGTTCGACGAGAAGACGCAGGACCGGATCGCGGCGAACCTCGCCCGCCAGCGGGGCGCCAACGCGGTCGGCCTGCGTCAGGAATGGGCCTCGCTGATCGGAGCCAAGAACGCGATAGCCGTCGAGCTGATGCAGAAGGTTCGGGCCGGCGCGAGCATCAACCCACGCGTGCCCGAAAAACCGGACTTCGCTAGCGCCGCCAAGGGCCTCGACAAGCTGATGACGCCCGAGGACCGGGCTGCAGTCGCGGCGGCCGAGGCAGCGCGGGCCGAGGCCGCCAAGGCGCGGGCGGCCCTGACGGAGGCGCAGCGCGACGCGCTGGACCGCGAGAAGCGGGAGCGGTGGCAGGCGGTCTACAAGGCCACGGGCGACGCTGCGAAGGCAGACGAGGCCATGCGGAAGGTGGCGGCACCTGCCGCCCCCGGACATCCGGCCACGGAAGCTGCAGCCGCCCCGCCCGCGGCCCGGCGGCCGACCTTCGCGCCGGCGATCGACCCGAAGCCGCTCGGGACCTCGAACACCACCGACAACAGCCGGTCCGCGAGCCTCACGCAGCACAACACCTTCAACGTGCAGGGCAGCGAGCCGCGCCAAGTCGCCGACCTCGTCTTTCAGGGGCAAAAGTCAGTTGGTCAATTTGGTCTCGATGGCATCAAGGCCGCAGTCCGTTAGATCTTTCCGAAGGAAAAAACGATATGGCTCGGAAGTATCTTCGCTACTTCAAGCTGACTCTTGGAAAGACTGGAAAGGCGCTTGACCTGTCGCAGTTCCGAGTCCGCTTTCAAGTCAAATCTTTCGAGAGCCAAACCCCTCAACATGTCGAGGCGTACATTTACAACCTATCTCGGGAAACCGAGCAGAATATAACGAAAGAATACGACAACGTGAAAATTGAGGCCGGGTATCAGGATAGTCATGGCCTGATATTCGATGGCGACTTGGTGCAGAAGCGCGCAGGTCGCGAGAACCCGGTTGATACGTACCTCGGGATCCTGGCTCGGTCCGGCTACCGAGGCAACGGCTACGCGGTAGTGAACACGGCCCTCGAGAAGGGGCACACACAGCGCGACGTGGTCGATGCCTGCATGAAGGCGTTCGCCGAGCATGGGTTGAAGCCCGGCTACATCACCGACCTCGGCAGCGCGAAGGCGATCCGCGGCACGACGCTGTTCGGGATGGCGCGGGACACGATGCGCACGCTGTGCCAAAGTGCCAACGCCTCGTTCAATTTCGAGAACGGCCGGGTGAATGTCCGGAAAAACGGCGAGTTCAAGCCCGGGTCTACGATCGTTCTCAACAGTCAAACGGGCATGATCGGGCGTCCGGAAGCGACGATCGACGGTGTCATCGTGCGGATGCTGATGGATCCCAACTGCCAGATCGGGACTAAAATCCAGATCGATGAGAAATCCATCAATCGGGCTGCATATTCTCCGGCTTACCTCGCCGAAGGCAGCAATGCATTGCTAGACAAAATCATTGCTACCGACGGCATATATCAGGTTATCTCATACGAACACTTCGGTGACACACAAGGTCTAGCTTGGTACACGGATGCTGTGTGCCTGCGTGCCGACGGAGGCGCCATCGTCAGCCAGGCTGTGAGGGCGCGCGGCGTGCCCCTGCCGGAGGCCTATCGCAGCCAAGCTGACGCCTGACGATGGCGTTATGACGATGGTTAACGTCATGTTAACGTCTGTCTGACTTCCTGATGGCCGCAAGAAAGAAATCATCTTGCGACTAGATTTAGGCTTTCAGACGGATTGATTGCAGCATGTCGAAGCTGATCGGCCTTGCGTCGACCAAGGGCGGCGTCGGCAAGACGACCATCGCCATCAATTTGGCGGCCGTTCTCGCCCGCGGCGGCGCGCGGGTCGCGATCCTCGACGCGGATCCCGCCGGGCACGCGACGGCCGTCGGCGACATGGGCCGCCTCCCCTTCCCGGTCAGCTCGCTTCTCCTCGAGGAGGTAGAGGCCAAGGCGGTTGCAGCCTGGACGAAGGCCGTTCGCTCGATCGAGGCCGATTACGTCGTGATCGACGCGCCCGGCGCCCTTGGCGCGGCATTCGGCGCCGTGGTGGCCATCGTCGACTTGGCGCTGATCCCGGTGGGCGCTTCCATGCTCGACATCCGGGGAGCGGCAGAGACGGTCGGCATCGTGCGGCGGCACCGGAAGGCCGGCGGCCGCGGCAGGCCCGATATCCTCGTGGTCCCCTCGCGCGTCGATCGGCGGACCGGATCCGGCCGCGATGTCGTCGGGACCCTCGCAGGCCTCACGGAGCCGGTCGCGCCCGCGATCACGCTGCGCGCCGTCGTGGCCGACAGCCTGTCCGGTGGCGATCCCGTGCCGCCCGAGACGCCATCCGCCCTGGAATTTTCCGCGCTGGCCGACGCGGTCCGCACCCGCTTGGAGACCCTGTGATGGCACCCCGTCACCGCGCCGGCATGGACGCCGAGGCTGTCGCCCGCCTGATGGCCGCTCAGGATCAGGAGGAAGGATCCCCGGCCGAGCCTGTCTCGATTCCCGCCGCGGCGCCGGCCGCCCCGCCAGCCCCGACCCGGGACCCTGGATTCGACCCGGGCAAGGTCGACGGCCGCACGCTTCGCCGGACCGGCCGCGAGCCGTTCGCGACCCGGATCAAGCCCGAGGCCCACGAGGCGTTGAAGCGGATCGCCTACGCGCGCGGAATCACGATCGCCGAGGCCCTTGAGATGGCAGTGGCGGCGTTTTCGGAAAGATAGACGCATGCAAGGTGCCATCTTGCGACTATCTTGACGCCAGATGGCACCATTCTGGTCGCTGGATTCGCATCTGCCTGCGTCGAGAGGCCGGTTATGCGATTCGCATCGCCCGTCGACCTGACCCTGACCAATCCGCTTCCCTCCCGCCGGATGCCCTTTGCCCGATTCCGGAGTTCACAGGCTGCCTCTGTGGATCTCCCGTATCCGTGGGGTGAACCTTTCTGCACCCTATGCTCCCCAAGAGCGCGGGGGCTGCGGACCGCCCGCCGCGCCGGAGCCACGCCAGCCACTCGCGGGAGATGACCCGGATCACGTTCGGATCGTTCTTCCTGCCCTGGCGGCGGCGCTCTTGGATCGTCAGCAACCCGTCGCCCTCGGCCAGCCGGATCGCAGCCTGCGCCAGGCGCCGGCACACGCCCGCCCGGGCCGCGATGGCATCCAGGCACAGTCCGCAGGCCCCATTGCGGGCAGCCTCGTCCCCGACGATGCGCAGGACCGCGAGCTGTCCGGTGGTGAACCGCGAGGCGAGGGCAGGGGGCATCGGACCCGAACAGGCCAGCCGGCGGCGCCGGGCGATGGCCTCGGACCGCTCCGGAGCTCTCTGAGGGCGTTTCGGCGGGAACAGCGTTACTCGGCCGAGCGGAATGCCGACGGGCGTTACGGCCTCGCGTAGCGCGGCCCTGCGGGTGTGCAGCGCTTCGGCGAGCCCCTGCGCCTCGACATCGGTGACGGTCTCGGCGGCGTGCGCCTGCCAGATGCGACGCGACAGGTCGTCGAGTTGCGCGAGGGTGCGCGCAGCATCGATCGCCCCTCGCATGGTGGCGTGAAACATCGATCGGCCCTTGTGCAGACCGCAGCAGCTTGAGGGCCGGCGCGCGAGGCACCGCCCTCCACAAGGCAAGCCGATATCGTCGCGAGAATTGGCGTTCCCGCTTGACGCCCAGAGGGCGACCGTGAGACTTTCGGAGATGTCAGTGGCTCCGAAGGCCTCACCGATTTCGACGGCCCTCCGTTTGGCGACGGGGGGCCGTTGGCTTTTCAGGGTGCTGCTACAGCGTCGGTAGTTCTCCTGATCCTGGCCGACTCGCCCAGCGAGGGCGCCCCGACCGCGAACGCCGATACCGCACGAAGCGACGGCGCGTGGCAAGCCGGCTCAATCACCGGCGGTAGGCGAACCCCTCCTGAGAGAACGTCTCGAACCCCTCGGGCACGTCGCCACCAGTCGACCACGCCACCGCGCAGACGAGCTGCCACAGCGCATTATGGACCGGATCGGACCGGTCTAAGCACCCTTCATACCCACAGGACACCGCGAAGCTGAGTGCGCGGAGACCGGCCAGTGACCGGGGCATGGGCCCGTTAATGACGGCTTCGGCCACTGCCGAGCAGGCCTCGAACGCACCTTCCGCCTTCGCGATGCGTTCGGGCGTCTCGTCGGCTCGGACGGCCCGGCGAGCCTTCACATGTTTGTCCCACTGCAGCTCGAGCAGCGGCAGGAGCGCCACAGCGGCATCGGTGCCGGCCGCGCGCTCGTTCAGGACGGTGCGGCAGCGGTCGTTGATAGAGACGCGCCCGGTCGGAGCGCTGCGAACCGGGGCCGACTGGCTGAAATCAGGGATGCGGGCATAGGTCATCGTTCGGGCTCCGTAGGGCTCGTTGCAGGGGTCAGCGGTGGGGAAGAGGGTCGGCCGTGCCGTCAGGCCCGCGGGGCGCTCAACGCGCCGGGGAAGCGGGTGCGAAGCGTCCGGGCGTGATCGATGGCCCAGGCGTGGCGCTGACGAAGGTCAGCAAGGTCGCCGTCGGCGCGGATGATGCGCAGGCGGTACGAGGCGGCCAGCACGAGGCAAGTT